ATAACCGGCGGCGGGCTGGCGGCGCTGATTAACGCGATCGCCAACCGTCCGAAGGTTGAAGCGGAAGCGGAGGCGGCGCAAAAGCTGGCGGAGGCGGAGCTTCGGGCGAAGGTCGCGGAAGCGGCGCTCAAGGCGGAGATCGCGAAATCGGAGGCGGTCGAGAAGCTTCTCGGCGCAGCGGCGGCGATCGGGGAGGCGAGCAGGGCCCGGATCGACGCGCTGACGGAACGGGTAGCGGCGCAGGACGCGAGGATCGCGGCGTTAACGGACGAGGTCCGGGAGCTCCGGGACGTGCTGATGGGGAAGGATGCGGAAATCGCATCGCTGAAGCGCGAGCTGGCGGAGCGGGAGCGGGAGATCGAGCGGCTGCGCGAGCGGGTGCAGACGCTGGAAAACGAGCTGCGCGGCCGGCAGGAGGTGAAGGCGTACAGCTCGGGAGGAGGGTTTGAATGAGCCGATTTATATTTCCCGTGGCCGGCGGGGCGGAGCGGATCAGCCAGCTGTTCGGGGCGACGGCAATCGATTACAGCCGTTTCGGGCTGCGCGGGCATAACGGGCTGGATTTCGCGGGAACGCTGAACGAGCCGATCGTTTCGATCGCGGCTGGAAAGGTTCTTCGCGTCGGTCAGGAGGCCGGCGGTTTCGGGCATTTTGTCGTCATCGACATCGGCGAATTTGAGGCGCTCTACGCGCATCTGGCTGAGCGGTCGAAGCTGCTTCCGGGGCAGTTTGTCCCGCAGGGCGGGCAGACCGGCAGGATGGGGTCGAGCGGTTTCAGCACCGGGGTACACCTGCATCTTGGGCTCCGGCCGAAAAACGCGGACCGGAAGAATGGATACAACGGGTATATTGATCCGCTGCCGTTCCTGACAGATCAGGCAGCGTCGGTTTCAGCGGATGACACGTGCGAGCCGGCCATCAATGTGAAAAGAGTTCGGGTTATTGTCCCTTTCGCGCGAATTCGGCTTGAGCCGGGTTTGAACGGACGATTTTACCGGTTTGCGCAGCGGAATGAGGTTTTCCGCACGACGGGTGAGCGGCAGAGCGAAGACGGCCTGAATTGGCGTGGCGTCTGGATCCGGGGATGGATTGCGGAACGGGATCAGACAGAACCGCTGATCGAACCGGCGCCCGATCAATAATAGGTTTTCGGCGGGTGTGATTTGGCGGACATGAAAGATTGCGGAGAAATATTTTGCCGGGAACTCGGTTGATGCCGGAACAGATAATAGACGCGGAAACGCTGAATGAAATCGAAACTACCGTCAGGATTATTGCAAAATCTGACAAGCAGATCGGCGAGGTTGTGTTGATTATCCGCGGAAATGAAAAACCATACGTAGATATCCGTCTTCCGGTCGGATCGTTGATAAATCTGGTTAAATCTTATAATTCAAGGATTGTTCCTGAATTATATCGAAAGAATAAAAGTACAACCGGGTAATAAAACAAGATGGCACGACCGCGAAAAGAAATCGATCAGCAGCAATTTGAAAACCTGTGCGCTATCCAATGTACCGAACAGGAGATTTGTGATTTCTTTGGCGTCACGCCCAAAACTTTAGCCGCTTGGTGTCGTCGAACGTATGATAATCGCCGTTTCTCCCAAGTATTCGCCGAAAAACGAGGGATAGGGCGAATATCGCTTCGCCGTGCCCAGTGGAAGAAGGCTCACGCAGGCGATACGGCCCTACTGATATTCCTCGGTAAGAACTATCTTGCGCAATCAGATAAGCTCGAGCAGAGAACAGAGATTGAAACGAACGACGTCGTTTTTTATTTGCCGGAAAAGGACAAAGAAGAATGACGCAGACGATATTTCGCGTTCAGCCGAAGCAGGAGCTGTTTCTTCGTTCCAACGCTGATATTACGATCTTCGGCGGATCAGCTGGCGGAGGAAAAACGGCGGCATTACTATTTGAACCGTTATATCATAAGCGCGTTCAAGGCTTTGAAGCTGTTATCTTCCGCCGGACGATTGCGGATATTACCCGCTCTGGCGGTTTATGGGATGAATCCGGAAAGATTTACCCGTTAGCCGGTGGCGTTCCGAATGCATCGCGACATTCCTGGACTTTTAGCGGCGGAAAGGTCACATTCGGCGGTTTGCAATATGAAACTGATTTGGAAAGCTGGCGCGGCGCGCAGATATGTATGCTCGGATTTGACCAGCTGGAGACGTTCACATATCAGCAGTTTTTGTATCTGATGAGCCGTAACCGATCGACTTGCGGTGTTAAGCCTTATGTTCGCGCGACATGCAATCCGGAACCGGGCTGGCTTGCGGATTTTCTTGATTGGTGGCTTGCTGACGATGGATATGCGGAGCTATCACACGTCGGAAAGAAACGCTGGTTTATTATGCAGGACGAGCAGATCGTATGGGGCGATACGCGCGCTGAAATGACAGAACGTTTCCCGGATATTATGCCGCGATCCTGTACGTTCATCCCATCGACGATTTACGACAATCAAATCCTACTCGAAAAAGACCCGAACTATCTTGCGAATCTGCAAGGCTTATCGCTGGTAGATCGTGAACGTCTGCTTGGCGATCGGGAACGCGGCGGGAACTGGAAGATCAAGCCGACAGCCGGAAATGTATTCAATCGCGCATGGTTCAATATCGTGAACGATTGGGATAAGAATGCTTTTGGCTGGAAAGCCGTTTTGCGCTTCGATCTGGCGGCAACATCGCCGAGCGTAAAGAATCCCGACCCAGACTACACGGCATGGTGCGTCATGTTGTACAACACGGACACAAAACGCGTCCTGATTCACGAGGCAGGCAACGCAAAGTTAGAGCCGTCCGCAGTCTACCACAAGCTAAACGATCTTGCGCGATCATATCATGATTACTTCCGTGATCTCGGCATTCCGTTTCGTGTCCGCTGGGAAGAAGAACCGGGATCGGCCGGGAAACGTGAAAGCTATTATACGCTTGTTCCCATGCTTGCAGGGATCGATGCTCGGGGCGTCCGCTCGACCGGTGAAAAGATTGCAAGAGCACGGCCGCTGGCATCATATGCCGAGCATGGACACGTGGATATCTTACGCGGCGATTGGAACGAGTCTTATCTGACGCATTTACATAATCAGCCGGCAGAACATGACGACATGATGGACGCCTCATCCGGTGCGTTCAGTGATTTGGTACAGGCGCGCCTTGATCGCGTTGCAAGGAGTTGGCAGGGATGAACGATTTACAAGTAATTTTTGAAGCGCTGGATAAAAAGCGAAAGCCGGTACAGCGGCTATTTGATTATTACGATGGACGTCAGCCGTTGCAGTATACCGCGCAAAGGTTAGCCAATGTGTTTGACAATCGATGCGCCCGGTTTACGCAGAACTGGTGCGCTGTCGTTGTAGACAGCGTATTAGATCGGATCGAGCTGACCGGCTGGGACAGTGAAGACCGGCGGCAGAACGAAGAGCTTGACCGTCTGTGGAATGATCTACAGATCGACCTTGAATCATTCGAAGTACATGAAGCCTGCGCCGTAGCTGGTGAATCGTTCCTGATTGCGGAGCGTACTGCCGAGGGCGAAATTAAGGTTTATGCAAACGATCCGCGTAATATGGTCATGGTCTATGAGGATAGCAATCCGCACAGGAAACGCGTTGCTGGAAAGATATTTCAAGATGGCGAAATAACCCGCCTGATTCTATATTACGACGACCGGATCGAGGCTTATATAGCCAACAGCAAGCTGCCTGATGTCGGTGCATTCACTGCTTTTCGCTACGATGAAGAAAACAGCGGGAGCAATGAATCTGGGGTTATGCCGGTATTCCACTTTCGCAATAGTCGCCGGACGGTAAAGTCTGAGCTGGCGAATGTTATTCCGTTGCAGGACGCGGTGAATAAGCTGTTATCCGACATGATGGTGACGGCGGAATTCAGCGCGTTTCCGGCGCGCTATATCGTTACAAACGCGGAGATTGAGAAACTGAAAAACTCGCCGAATGAGGTATGGCGAATTCCCGCTGGAACATCGGATGAAGAAGGAACGCAGATCGGTACGCTTCCGGCCGCCGACCTTGGAAATTACAGCTCGCAGATTTCGGAACTGGCGACCAGCATTGCGGTTATTACGCGCACGCCGAAGCATTATTTCTATGGATCGACAGCGCAGCCATCCGGGGAAGCTTTATTAGCGATGGAAGCGCCGCTGAATAAAAAAGCGAATAAGCTGCGTCAGCAGTTTAACCCCGTATGGGCGGAAGTTGGAGCATATTTACTGTATCTATCCGGATTCGGCGATGTGCCGGTAAGCGAAATTACGCCGGTATGGTCGCCGGTCGAATCGATCCAACCAAAAACGCAGGCAGAAATCCGGACAGAGAATATCAAATCCGGCTTGGCATTGACGACCGCGCTGCGCTTAGAAGGACGATCGGCCGACGAGATCGGGCAGATGATGCACGAGAAACAGGAAGCGCAGGAGCAAGAAACCAGCGTTGGCGACGCGGTCCTGAACAGCGTCTTAGCACGTACCGCGCAGATAAACCCGAATCAGGGAACCGTTCCGAATGGCGAAAAACTCGGAAAGTAAAGTTGTTTCCATCGTCCGAGCATATCGGCAGCAATCAGATCGGAATGAGCGGTCAATGCTGTACGATCTTGCCGGCAAATGGCAACTTGTACAGGATTCGCTTCAAGCGGATTTGATTCAGCTTGCATATACGGCCGTACTCATGAGTGAGAGCGGGAAACCGGTTCCGCCGCATATTCTGTACGGTATGAAGGAATATGAATCGTTTCTAATCGAGGCAAAGGAACAGTTTGATCGCTACAATTTAGCGGCAGAGAATATCATTCGCGGAACACAACGAATCAACTTCGAGCTGGGTTTAGCGAATGCAAATGATGCGCTTGGAGCCTTGGAAATCGGTATAGATTGGAAAAGTCTGAACGTCGAAGCGTTTGAATCCATGGTCGGGCTGACGTCCGCAGGATCGCCGTTGGATGATCTGCTATCCGCTGATTATGGCGACAGTATCAGGGGAATATCGAATGCGCTGACAACGGGAATTACGCGCGGCGAAGGAATCGAGAAGATCGTCAAGCGAATGACCCAAGCGGCGAACATCGGCTTTGATCGGTCAACGCGGATTGCGCGGACGGAAGTTAATCGGGCATACCGGATGGCGACACATGCGCAGTACCGGGAATCCGGCGTCGTCGTTGGCTTCCGGCGTTTAGTCTATAAGCCGACTGCCTGTTTCGCTTGCCTGATGTTGGACGGGGAATATTCGGATATTACAAAAGAGCTGGAAGATCACGTTATGGGCAAGTGTACCAGCGTTCCGTGCCTGCGAAAAAATGATCGAATCGAATGGAAGACCGGGCGCGAATGGTTCGAGAATCTCGATCCAGAAGAGCAACGGCGGATTATGGGCGCGGGGCGTTATGAAGCATGGAAAGACGGGAAAATAAAGGATTTGCGTCAATTCGTAACGATCAAACCGAATCCGATCTGGGGCGGAAGTCCGACGATTTTGAGCTTGAAAGAATTAGCACTTCCGACAGCTGATGAACGCGAAATGTTTCAGCGATATTCGGAAAAAATGGGGAAGTATTTAGATTACTCGTTGGATGAATTTATAAGAATAAAGCGCAATGGCGGAATTAACTGGGAACGAGTTCAATGGGATTATAAGTTTATTGAAAAATATGGTGCAACTGCTGAATATCCGCCGTTGAAAAATTGGGATAAAGCATTCGGAATTAAAGAGAAACTGTCTTCGTATACATTTAATCCGAACCATGAGATAGGTCGCCATAAAGGGATTGTGCTTGAAAGCGCTTTGGGGTATAGTTTGGCGACTGTTGATAAATTCGCAGAAGAAATTATACGACGGCTTCCAGATTTCAGAGCGATTTATAAAAATACAACAGCGTATGGTGATAAATATGAGGTTGTAATGCTTGTTGACGGCATCGACGGTTCCAAAAAAGGTATAATTACAGCATGGATTTACGGGGATGTTAGCGGTACTATTATTGATAGTCCACGATGCACCAACGTAATTATGCGAAAAAGGAAGGAGAGCCGCCCATGACGTGGAAAGATTTCAACGAATATGATACAGTTAGATTGAACGACGGACGTGATGGAGTTATTGTTGATATGGTGCCTGGGTTCAATTCATTTGAATTTGAATATATTGATAATGAAGGTGATTGGGCACAAGAAACGTGTAATTTCGATGATATAGTAGAAATTCTGGATTCGCAGAGAAAAATCCCAGAATTATCTATTTGATTGTTCCACTAAAGATCAGTGGTGTAAAGCGTGACGGTTTGTCACGCTTTTGATTTACCGTATTGACAAGAAAGAATGTGCTATAATCGTAGTAACTGAATAACAGCCGAGTAACCTTGGGCTCCTTGGAAGAGCGAGGTGAAAACGGATCAGCGACTGATAAAGTCGCGAATCTGCTTTCGCTTCGCTTTTTTTATTTTCCCGGCTGAATAAACGATAGAAAGAGAAAAGCTAATGCCAGAAGAAAGTAATACCAACCAGAATGCCGGTTCCGAGAAGGGACAGTCAAACGAGACGTTTGAATCGTGGCTGGAAACACAGGACGAGACGGTCAAAAGCCTGATCAGTGGACATACTCAGGGATTGAGCAACACGGTTAAGGCGGTTCGGCAGGAACGAGATGATTTTGCCAAACAGATCAAGGACTTGTCCGCAAAAGTTGAAGCTGGAAGCGATACGCAAAAAGAGCTTGAACGCATGACCGCAGAGCTCGAAGCGGCGAACCGTCGGAATGACTTCTTTGAAGGCGCGGCGGCTAATGGTTGTCTCAACTTCAAAGCCGCATTCGCGTTAGCCTCTTCGGAGAATCTGTTCAAAAAGAATGGTTCGCCGGATTGGGAAGCGATCAAGCAGGAAGCGCCTCAGCTGTTCGAGCAAAAGAAGACGCAACCGGCATTTTCCGGAAATGGGGCAAAAGGCTCCGACGGAAATACCGGCGCGTCAGAAATCGACGATTTTATTCGTCGGCAATTCAGGGGGTAGAAAATGCCTGTATACAATGCACAAACCACACGGGAAAACGCGGCTCCGCTGGTTCCCGTCCAGATTTCGGATGAAATCATCAAAGAAGCTCCAGCCGCTTCACAGGTTCTATCGCGAGCGCGGAAGCTTCGGAACATGACATCGAAAGAATCGCGGATGCCCGTCCTGTCGTCTTTGCCGCTTGCCTATTTTGTCAGCGGCGATACCGGATTGAAGCAGACGACAAAAGTCGAATGGGAAAACGTTGCGATCGTTGCTGAGGAGCTGGCCGTTATCGTTCCGATCGCAGAAAATCTCATCGATGACAGTTCTGTCCCGATCTGGTCAGAAGTCAAGCCACTGATCAATGAAGCGTTGGGCGTTGCAATTGACAATGCCGTTCTTTTTGGGACGGATAAGCCGTCGACGTGGCCGGAAGCAATCTGGACGCAGGCGATTGCTAAGAATCACGCGGTCGATGTCCCAGCGGCGAATCCGGATTTTTACAAGCTGCTGTTGGAAAAGGATGGACTGTTTGCGAAAGTCGAAGAGGATGGCTACGGCGTCGATGGGATCATTTCCCACCTGTCGATGAAAGCCAGCCTGCGCGGCGTCAGAGATACGAGCGGACGGCCGATCTTCGTTGACGACATGAAATCTGCGACGCCGTATGCGATCGGCGGCGCGCCGGTTTCGTTTCCGGATAACGGGGTCATGTCCGATCCTACGAAGTTGATGATTCTCGGGGCATGGAACAATCTCGTCTACGCTATCCGGAAAGATATCACGTGGAAGTTCCTTGATCAGGCGACGATCTCGGATGCCGACGGCAAGGTTATTTACAACTTTGCGCAGAACGATATGGTCGGGATGCGTGTTGTTATGCGTCTTGGGTTTGCCATGCCGAATCCGGTAAGCCGGATTAAGCCACGCGCACAGCGATATCCATTTGCTGTGCTGAAAACTGCTTAATGACTGGAAATGACTGCGGTCGAAACGTTACGGAAGATGACCGGAGAGGTCGGCAATTCTGATTATTCAGACGCCGACCTTTCGGCAATTCTGGAATCGTTTAACGGAGATCTGAATCAAGCGGCAGCTACGGTCTGGGAGTGGAAAGCGGCCGCAATAGCAACAAGCTATGATTTTGCTGTTGATGGCGGAACTTATAACAGATCGCAAGCCTATGAACACTGTAAGAAGCAGGCGACGCAATATCGGTCGCGATGTAAAGCAGGCACGATAGAGCTGGTAAAGCATCCGCCGGAAATGGGTGGCGACTGTGTTTAGTTCGGCAGAGTTGGATGCGATGAAGCAGACGCAGGAAGCGCATATGCCGGATCGGTGTTTGGTTTATTTCATCAGTAAAAAACAGGTTGACGAGTGGGGAACTCCGATCAAAGAAAAGTCTGATCCTGTTAAGACGTGTTGCGGATTGGAGATGAATCTACATAACGGGAACTCACAAAGCTATGTACTCGAACTGATCGAGGCTGACGCGGTTATCCGGCTGCCGAGCAATATCGAGGTTCATCCGAACGACGAGATCGAAGTTACCCATCGTTTCGGTGTACCGATCGCTAAACACCTGATCTATCGCGTCATCGGGTTTGTGAAAAGCGGCCCGAGCGGACAGCAGGCGACATTGAAATTTATAACCGCGTAGGAGCTTCTGAGATGGCAAAGGTGAATATCGTAATCGAAGGAGACAAAGAGCTGATCAGAACCTTGAAGCGACTGGATAAGTCGATTCGCGGGAAAGCTGCGCTGAGAGCGGTCAACGCCGGCGCGGCAGTTCTTCAGCGGAAGACGAAAATCAACATGGATAAAGTTCTTCGACGTCGGAGCGGCAATCTGATCAATTCAATTATTGTACGGTCTCACAGCGTTGGCGAAGGCGCAAAAGCAATTATCAAGATTGGTGCGAAGTACCGCGCCATTCATGAGTTCGGCGGAACAATCTTACCGAAAAACGCTAAGGCGCTGCACTGGAAAGTAAACGGTCAAGATATATTTGCAAAGAAAGTCGTCATTCCGGAGCGTCCGTATTTCCGTCCTGCGATTGAAGAAGGTAAGGACGAGATCGCAAACGCAATGGAATCGGCTTTAATCGATGCGATCCGGGAAGGAGGACCCAATGGAGCTGCATAAGATTGTCCGAAAAATGATCGTCAAAGTATTACCGGAAATGGCGGAGCGAATCCATCATATCGACGTCCCGAATGAGGAAAAGAATCTGCTGATCCAGCAGATCAGTCCGGCGGTAACGTTTCAGTTTCAGGATATCAAGCCGATGGTTTCCGGAACCGGAATTATTGATCTGACCGAATTCACATTACAGACCGACTGTATGGGAACGACAGATGAAGCTGCAAAGAATGATACGTCGTTACTGAAATCGCTAACGGGAAGAACGGAAATCGACGACGTGTCGGTTGTGTTGATACCTCAGGGCGGAACTGAGGTTGAGGAAGCAGAAAACCTTGTAAAGCGAATCATGAGAACTTGGAAAGGGATATTAGAAGCATGAAGAAATGGCGAGGAATGGACATCTACGAATGTCCTGAGTGCGGATATAGCGCTGTCGATAAGGAGCAGTACGAAATCCATACTGCTCAAACCGGACACGAAAAGGTTGAAATTCCGGCAGAAGATCAACCGCAGGAAACGCAGCCGGAACCGGTAGATGAAGCAATAAAAGAGGTGAAGAATGTTAAAGACAAAAAGTAATTATGGGTCCCAAATCAAGCTCGGCGATAAACAGGAACCGGAACAGTTCGTTACTATTCCGGGGACGTACCTGATTCCGCCGATTGAGAAGGAGCAGGAGGACATCGAAGTTACCCATCACGGAAGCGGGAAGTATCGAGAATATATTGCGTCCGGATTATCCGAGACTGGGGAAGTGTCGTTTGAGATGTACTCTATATTCCCCGATACAGTTCAAGACGAAATTCGCGGACTGGAAGAGAGCGGTGAAGTCCGCAATTGGCAATTTATTTATCCGAACGGTATGGGAAAGAAGTTTTCCGCATACGTTAAGAATATCGTCATGAACGAGGCTGACGCGACCAGTCCTGACGCGATCAAAGAGACTGTAACGTTGAAGCTGACCGGCGATATTACCAAGGTCAATACGCCGGGCGGGTAGTGAGTAAATGAAAGGATATAAGCGAAAAATGGGCTTAATTACGAATTGCGAAGAAATCCTGAATCGGGATGATTTTACGTTTGAAGAGCTGGAAGTCCCGGAATGGGGCGGTACGATCCGTATCCGGTCTTTGTCTGGTAACGAGCGGACAAAGATTACAAACATGGTACAGAAGCGCAAAGACGGCGATGGCATGTTTGAGCAGGTCGTTATCTTTGCCGCTGTCGATGAAAACGGAAAGCGTATTTTCCGGGATGACCATCTGGCGGCATTAAAAGAGAAATCCGCTTCCGTTACGCAGCGGATCGGATCGAAAATCCTTGAACTATCCGGGTTTAATAATCCGGCGGACAGCGTTCCCGACGTAGAGAGCGCCGAAAAAAACTAAAAGACAATCCTGAGCGGCGGTTTTTATATAAACTTGCCGCTCAGCTCGGTTATCCGAATGTCGATCAGATGACGCGAGAGATGACCAGCGCGCAGATAACCGAGTGGATGGCGTTTTACCGGATGGAACCGTTTACGGCGGATCGAATCGAGTATCTGTTCGGCCAGCTGATGTACATGTATGCAATGGCTAACAGAGGGAAAGGAAAGAAGCCGAAACCAGATCAATTTATGCCGTTCTTGATTGATCAGAAAGAAGACTGGGAGCTGGTCGACGAATACCTTGAGAAACAAGGGCCTCACATCGACGAGATACGCAGAGAAGAAATAGCGCATGGCCAATAGGAACATCGGGAATCTACAAGCAACACTAAGCCTGAACGCGAGCGGATGGAACAAGGGATTCAAATCCGCTCTTGCGCCAATTAAAAGCTTTACCGATGGAATCAAATCCGTCGGTACAGTTGCAGCAGGCGTTCTGACGGCCGGCGCTATTTCCGGTGTAATTGACAACATCAAGAATGTTGGCAAGGCGGCATTCAGTACCGTTTCCAACATGCAACGGATGGAGAAGCAGATTCAGTCTTTGTCCGCGGCAGAAATAGTAAAAGCGTCGAATGGAATGATGAATTATTCCGATGCTATTGGCGCTGCTGGGGAAATAGCAAATGAGACGATCGACTATATCCGAAACCTATCGATCGTCTCGCCATATTCGAATCAGACAGTTCTGAGCGCGTTCCAAATGAACGCCGCAATGGGTCAGAGCGTTAATCAGGCCAAAGTAACGACAAAAGCGATTCTGACGCTCGGCGCGGGGATGGGCATGACCGAGCAGGAAATGAGCGGTTTCGCGGCCGCACTTGCGCAGACTGGAGCGACCGGACGAATCACAGCCGCGGATTTACGGCAGTTTGCTAACAACCGTTTCGGGCTGGATAAAATGAACGCTGTATTCGAGAAATTGAGCAAGAATACAGGCGTACAGATCAAAAACAATGAAGAATTTAATGCGGCTGTAGCATCAGGAAAAATAAAGACAGACGATTTCTATCGGGCATTGGCGGAATATGCTGACAAGAATTTCGGCGGCGCAGTTGAACTGATGTCGAATACGCTGGGTGGGCTTGAATCGACCATGGGCGATATCAAGGAATATGCGCTTGGCGATACGTTCAAACCATTTGGCGACAGCTTCGCAAAGGCGGCTGCTCCGATTGTCAGCGGACTTGCCGATTTTCTCGGCGTCGGCGGTTTCAAGGACTTTGGCGAGAAGATCGCTAAGTGGGCAAAACCGGGGTTGGACGCGATCGAGAAATTTGGGAAGAATATCACAGGAAAGCGAATCAAGCAGGTATTGAAAGACGTACAGCAATACTTTGGCGATACCGCTAAGTCCGGAATTTCCCTAAAAGCGATACTGGAAGCAACATTCGGCGAAAAAGCGGGTGGTGCTATCTTCGGATTTTTCGAGAAGCTGCGCAAACCGTTAGCATGGATTAAAGAAAACAAGGAAACGGTTATCGGCGCGATAAAAGGTATGGCGATTGCCTTTGGAACGTTAACGGTAATCGGGACCGTTTCGGGATTGTTATCCGCATTGCTCAACCCGTTGAATCTCGTGTTGGCTGCGGCCGGTTTACTCGGTGCCGCTTGGTCAACGAATTTTATGGGAATGCGTGATAAGACGCAGGAGCTAATCGAGAAAATACAGCCGGCAATTACCGCTACGAAGGACTATATTAAAGGAATTTCAGACACGTTTAAAGAAACCGGTGTTTCTGGGGTAATCGAAAAGATTAAAACTGACGTGATCGGATTGATACCTGACTCTGTAATTCAGGCAGTCGGTGATTTTAAAAATACAATCTCAAATCTCATACCGGAGCCAGTCAAAGAAGCTGCGCGAATATTAGGCGAGAAATTTGCTGAGTATAAAAAAATTCTTGTTGATGAGGGGCTCGGCGCAACTTTTACACAACTAAAAACCGATTTATCTACGTTAGTTTCTAACGGTACGGTTCGGAACATTGTCTCATTATCTTTGGCGATTTTGGCAATCGTCAACCCTATTGCAGGGATTGCCGCCTCTCTCGCGGCAATTGGACTTACTGTTGCGACATGGGGAGAGAATCCATTAGGCTTACATGTATCCAGTTATGCCTCTATTACTGAATCTTTCCATAATATCAAAGAAAGTTTGAGTCGTATTAGAGAAGCTTTATCGTCAATCTTTGGCTATTCCGATAAAGATTCGCCGATCGATACTCTTGGGAAAGATGCCGACGACAATAAACAGAAAATCGATGCGCTCAGCCTCGTATTAGAGGGTTTAGCTACTGCATTGGAATCCATTATCGGATCAATCGCAGATTTTGTTGAATCAATGGCATCATGGAAAACTGCCTATGACACCGACGGCATAGGCGGACTTCTCAAGAAAACAAAAGACGACTTTATTACATTTGGTGACGAAGTTGTTGACAATCCTGTACAAGGAATTGGTAAAGTTGCAAAAGGCTTGTTTAAATTTAGCTCTCCTCTCGGATTCGTTCAAGTCACGACAGGGGAAGCATTAGCTGCTACTGCAAAACATTTTGAGTGGTTTGGCAATAATGCAAAGGTGCCAGCTCCTGATACGACCGAGTATATGAAAGTTTTAGGTCAGGATAACACGCCATTTCAATTAAAGGGGTTGACAGAGAAAACTTTCAATCAGATTGAAGCCGCTTTTGCTGAGCAGACCGGCTATGTTCTTCAAGCTCCGGATGTAGACGGGTATATCAAGATTATTGATCCTGCTTCTGGAACGATTGTCCCAATAACAGAATCAATGCTGGAGATGCTCGCTCAAACTTTTAGTTCGATAACTGGTATCGAATCTGAATCAATTTTGCCATTTGTTCAATCCATACAAACGGACTTTGAAACATTGAGTGATGAGCTCGTCGGTCATTCGATTATCCCAGATATGATCAGCGATGTTAATACCGAATTTTCTGGATGGTGGGAAAAGGTCGAACCGGGGGTTTCAGCCGTCACAAATGGAATCATTGAAAGATTTACCGAGCTAAAGATCGTTTTACAAGAGATTGTAAGCAGTTTAACGAGTGGGATATCTATTAATTCTGAAGCCGAATCGTTAGCCGGTAATATGGGCGAAACAATATCTGGCGGCGGATTTCTTGACCAAATTATCAAACCTATTCCCGAGGAAGTTCTAACATCCTATCAAGCATTTAGTGATAAGGTTACTGCGTTAAATTTAGTAATTCCGACATTGAATCTAAACCTTGGTGCGGCTTCCGGGCTGCTGTTTGCTCTGACGTCGGTTGCGACGTATCTATCCGGCGACGCGACGGCCGCGTTTACCGAGTTCGCAACGTTCATCTCGATCGGCGGGACCTTCGGACTGGCGTTAGACACGCTGATCAAGATGTTTTCGCTTGACGGCGGACTTGGGTTGAAGCAAACGATGACGCAGGTTGCTGAGTACATGGCGGGCGATTTTACAACGACATTTACCAATTTCGGGACGTTTATTTCAATTGGCGGAACGTTCGGCGATGCGCTTGATAAGCTGATCAAGACGTTATCGCAGGATGGGAACGCCAGCAGCCTGAAACAGACGATGGAAAAGGTCGCGGATTATATCAAGGGCACGTGGACGAACCGATTTAAGGATTTTGAGAAGCACTTGAATGAAAAAACAATGCCGACCTATGAAGCATTATCAAAACTGCTGTACTATGGGACAAATACCGTATACAACGCATATGGAAACGTATTGGGTGTGCTGGAATCCATCTATAAGGTTTTAGGCGATATATCCAATCGTTTACGCGGATCATTCAAACGCGCTTTGGATGATTCGATTGATCCAATGGGAAAGTTCGAGGGCGCGGCACAGAATGTTGCTACTGTCTGCTCGAACATCGCGGCGCAGGCAACAGCTGCGGCGATGGCGATTGCTGATCTGATAAATCAAATGTCGGCGCTGGACGGTGTTGACCTGCCAAGCGCAGGCGGCGGTAAAAAAGGCGGCGGTAAACCAAAGCCGAATGAATCCGCGCGTGCTAAGGGCGGCCCAGTTTCCGGCGGAACGACGTATCTTGTCGGCGAACGCGGTCCCGAGCTGTTTACGCCGCGCCGTTCTGGGTGGATCATCCCAAATGACGAAGCCTTTGGCGATAACGGTGCAAGCGGCGGTAAGCAGACGATATTAAATATTAATGCGCCAATTTACGGCGAAGATCATCTGCGTCAACTGATTCGGAGCGAAATCAAACGAGGACTGCGAGAGGCGGAATTCCATGGGATCGCTTAGCTACGTTACGAATAAAGGCGTTGAAGTTGTCTTGGATAACTACGAGACCGAAAAAACGGTCTGGGAGCTTTACGGCCGAACTGGTTTTGAAGCTCCAGGTGTGAACTACATTGACGAGCAATACGCGGACGGATCGATCGAGACGGTGGCCGTAACGATTCCGGCGCGCGACGTTACCGTGAATCTGATAGTCCACGGGAAGACGCGATTACAGCGCAATGAGGTACTGCACGGTATTGTAAATCAGATTTTTGAATACGGGGCGCGAACATCGTGGGGGAAGTTGAAAGTTGAGTTGGCCGACGAAACGGTCGTCTATCTGAACTGCTTCTATTCCGGAGGTTTGGAATCTCAAGCCGAAACCGATCCGCTGACGCATTTGCTTAGCTTGAATTTTCATGCGGCTGATCCGTATTTTTATGATACGGCAATGACGCAATCGATTTTGCAGGATACCGAGCAATCCGGGTTATATCTTGGCGACAGCGTCTATTTGTCTGATACTACATACCTTGCTGGCGGGGCGCTGTCATCAGATATACAGATTGATAATCCGGGACAGCTGACCTATTCAGTAGTCGAAGTGCATGGACCGGCAAAAAATATCAAGATTGAGAATCTGACGGCCAACGCCAAAATTGAAATCATAGCCAGCTATACTTTGCAGGCTGGCGAGGTTTTACGGATCGATTGTCGGGATCGGCATCGCGGGATTACCCATATATCGACCGGTGGAATTGAAACAGATCGAACCGATCTGCTGAAATCAGGATCATCGCTGGTATTCCCGCTGTTATCAGGATCAAACAGGATCAAGTTGACATATACCGACACGACAGCTGCAACGCATATGAAATTCATGTTTCAGAAACGGTTTTTGAGCGCGTAACTATGGCAAAATACGAAATCTATAAAAAACAAACAAATGGGAAACGAGGGGAGCTTGTAAGCAAATATAACAAGTTCACTGCGGTTTTACGATTTAACGAGGTCGGGAAATGGACAATATCCGGAGCCGGAAATGAGCTTTGCCCATTCTCGGAAAATGAGGGGGTTATCGTTTATCGGGACGGAGAGCCGTTTATCAGTGGGAACATCCTGAACATTACCGAAGAAACCGATGAAACGCCTGTCAACGGACAGTATATTATTTGGAGCGTCGAGGGTGAAGATGATAACGGTTTGCTTGGCAGGCGGGTAATTGTCCCCGATCCTGTAAACCTGAATTTAGCAACGAATTCTCATCAGGTTATTCGGAACTATACCGGTAATGCAATCTTAGACTACGTCGATACGCAGGCCGGACAAGGAGCGAACGCCGGACGTATTACGCCACGGCTTACGGTCGATCTGGATAAAAATCTGGGATCGATCGAAACATACCGGGCACGGTTCCAGAACCTATGGGAATTTATTGTTGAGATTGCGCAAAGTCAGGCGTTGGGCGTGAACGTAGTCTGGGACGGCGTCACAGGCGGATATACAGCTAAGGTTTATGCACCGATGGATAAAAGCAACCTGATTATTTTTGCGCGGGAATATGGGAACCTGCGGAAATGGAGCCGGAAACGAGAGGCCCCGAATGCTAACGCGATTTGGGTCGCGGGGCAGGGCGAAATGACCGATCGCATGTTTGCGTATGCCGAGGATGCCGCGAGTATCGCCAAATGGGGCCGGATAGAGGGTTTTAAGGACCGCCGCGATATTTCCGACGTACAGGATCCAAACGATCCAAGAACGCCGCAGGAAATATTAAACGATATCGCTGTACAACTATTGGAAGAGAACAAGGAAACTATCGGCTACGAGTTGGAACTCGGCGAAATAGACCGGATGAGCTATCGAGAGGAATGGGAGCTCGGCGATATTGTCGCGGTACGGACCGACACTGAGTTCAAGGCTGTTATCGAGGAAGTATCGATTACGTATCAGAATCAGATCGAAACCGTGATTCCGTCGGTCGGTACGATCAATCGCGGAACGATCACAAAGACATATCAGACGATTCAGGCAATCAACGAGCGTGTCGCGGTGCTGGAACGAAACGAAGGCAACGGGCTCGTCGATCTGTTTGTCGCACATAACCATAACGGCGTAAATACGCCGAAGATCGATCTTGGGATTCAAGATGGGATTGTTGGTATCCTGCATGGTGGAACGGGCGCAAATAATGCGGTTCAAGCACGGGCGAATCTGGGATTAGGCGCGCTTGCAACGCAGAATATAGTACCAATTCATCAGGGTGGAACTGGCGCAACAGACGCCAACACAGCGAGAAATAATCTTGGAGCTATGCCAGCGCGGCCAGCAGCCATTGAATTAGGCGCAGCAACGCCAGTTAATTGGGGGCATGGGGGATTTATTGACTTCCATTTCAACGGCGAACAGGCAGATTTTACATCGCGGATCGTCGAATATGGCAGAGGCAGATTATATATTCATGGTTCAGTACATTTAATTACGGATGAACCCGACATTGGGATCGGTGCTATCCGGCAAATTTATGCAGGGTATGGCGCAATGGTACCGGGCGTTTCGGCGCTCGCATCCGGAATGATTTACCTGCAGATCGAGTAGGGGGAGCGCATGGGTAAAGGGCTGGGAATTGGTGTCAATAACATTTACCGCAGAATCAAGGATATAGAGATCGGGGTTAACGGGGTCGCACACAGGGTCAAACGGGGTTATATCGGGGTCAACGGGGTCGCAAGATTGTTCTACGAATATGAAAACTGGTATATCCCGGACGGGTACGCGGAGGGTAATATTATTGCGGCATACCGATTCCGCGATGCGTCGTCGGTGGATTCAGCGCTGACGAATTTAGTAGATCCAGTAACGTATAAGCTTACGAAGGACGGCGCGCCGAGTTGGAACAAGGCGACTGGAATGACGTTCCCAACGGGTGGAACAGCAGGCGAAGGCTATGGGCTGGTCAATACGGAGCTCTGGCAACGACGCTTACCTTTTGTCATTCTGCATTTTCAGCGCCCTTCGGGTGGAAAGCGACGGCTGATCTGCAACATTGGACCTGGATGGCACGTTTCATTCGGGGTTTATCTGCCGGATGGATCAGCGCCGCACGGGTTCAAATTAGGGATTGGGGCCGGGCGAACGACGTGGTTCGGCGGCGACGGTGCAATGGACGCCTATATCGGGGTGGATTTCAAGGATCATAGATTGTATTTCAATGACCATCAGGCCGGAGTTCACGCGACAGATTGGAGCGGATCGATGGCGGTCAATACGGGCCGGATTTTGGGCGGGCAAATCAGTCCATCGTTCGCAAATGAAACATCATTAACAATCACCGGCGCAGCTTTTTACACGCAGGCGATGAGCCTTGAGCAGTTTAAATCGGTTCAACGGAAGATGGCGGTAAATAATCTTTAGGAGAATAAAAATGAATCAGGCAGAGAAAATCAATGAGTATAAAAGCCAACGCTATTATGATATGGTGCAAATGCAATTGTTTCAGTGGCTGCGGTATTGGGTAGACGCTAATCCGGAGACGATCGAACGCGAAGACCTGGAAACGCAAACCAAGTTGATTGCCAACACAAAAGCGGTCATGGAACAGATCATCGCCAATAGCGATCGGGTTGTTCGGCGCGTCATGGTCTTGGCGATCAATCACCAGCAGATGAATGAGATCGCAGCGTTGACAGAAGATGATCTGAATATGATCATTGATTCGATTATGACGCGCAATCTGGAATACGTTCTTGGCGACGGAAGTATTTACTAAAGGGGGTGAAGCATGCCTGTAAACTTTACGGACTTTGGACCGTTTAACAATGTATGGAAGCTGAATCAGGAAAACTGGCCGAAATTCTTCCGTCATTTTATTTCTGATGGCGTGATCAAGGGATCGTCTGACGAAATGCAGGTTTACGGCGATTCTTCCGGACTGCTGGTGAAAGTAAAGAAGGGCGAATGTTTCGTTCATACGCACCGAGGCGATAACCTTACTCAGGAAGCGATTTTGCCATTAGGAGCGGCGGACCAAACATACAGCCGGATTGATCTGGTCGTTGCCCGCGCGGTATACGATATCCCAGGGCAATCTATTATGTGTTTGGATGTTGTCAAAGGTACGCCATCCGCTACACCTTCCGCGCCAACGCCTACGCAGACAGCCGGAACTATCTGGGAAATCCCCCTTGCGCAGGTTCTTATACGTCCACGGGC